GACGAGTCGGGCGATGTCGTCGGCGGTCAGTGCGGCGGGTGGCGACTGTCGCTGTTCGGGCGGTGCGGCCGGTGCAGGTGCCGGCGGTGCGGCCATGCGTTCGGGGTTGGCGACGATCCACGCCTGAGCCTGTTCGTCGGTAAATTCCGCAGGCATCCCACGGGACACGAGTAAAGCACGGAGTTGTTCGTTCACAGTAAAATCTCCTTCAGGGGAATGAATGAAACGGCAACGAGCCGGGTCCAATCCCCGGAGTTTTGCCTGATCGTCTGCACCAATTGGCGTTAAGGAAACTTCCCTCAGTCGCCACTTCGTCACCACGTTTACCGGGCCTTCGTACTCGCGGCCACCGATGGTTTTCTTTTTGCCCTTTTCAACGTATGTCCGCTTCAGGACTTCATAGCCCACGGAAACATCCGTAACGTGCCCATCGCGAACGGCTGCCAATGCTTCCTCACCCTGCCGGGCCTTCGAGAACATCAGCGTTGCGGTAACGCGGCCATCACCAACTGTGATGTTCCGAGCGCTGCCCAGTTGGTCTGTGACGCTGCTGCGGCGGTGTGAGTCAAGGAATGGGATCTGTCGGGACTTCGGAAATTCAACGCCGCTGGACAACAGGACTTCAGGAACGTAGTCCATGCGCTCCCAGTCAACCATCATCACGGGCTGTTCTGTGCTGATAACAGCCTCAACCGTGCGGCCTTCTTCGTTGAAGGTCTTCGCCCGCAATTCGATTTCAGCACGAAAACCCGGGCTGATCGCGTTTCCGCTGCCGATTGTTTCGCTATGTCGTTTGCCCATCGTCTGTTCCAGTCGGGGAGTCGGCGGCTTCGTTTGCGTTTCGCGGTGCCGGTAATCCCATTATGTTGGCGAGGATTTCGGGTGGGATACCAAGCCTACCAGCCACCTCGTAAACCTCAGCCATATTCGCCATCACGTCTCGCCAGTTGGTGCCGAGTTTCGCGCATTCCATCTGCAGTGAAGACAGTCCGCCCTTGATTCGGTCGTGCGCTGCTTTCGCGTCGTCCACTGGGTTGATGCTGAGAGCAATCGGGCCGTTCCAACTGGCCACCATGAAGCGGCCGGGCGATGCCATGAATTCCGCGGGGGAAATCAGGTCGTCAAAAAATCCGGACACCATCGCCGCGCGAATCACAGCTTCATAAACAGGCTGGCAAAAGTTGTCAGCAAACCACTGTTGCACGTCGTGCAATTCCGGCCAAATATCGTTGTCGGCGGATCGCTCGGAGCTGAACGAGGAGTTACGGTAGTCGCCTGTGATCGTCGAAGACTTGACCCCTGGAACCGCCGTCGCAGTGCCTCGCTGAAGGTGCTGGACGAACGCCTCCGGGTTCATGTTCGGCTGGTTCGGCGAATGCAGTTCAAACTTGCCGTCTCGGCCGGTGTTCACCAGCAGGCCAGGCTGCAGTTTGGTCACGGTGTTTCCGTCGCCGTCCGTCAGGTCGTCCGGTGCGGTTGTCGATGCGTTTAAGCCAAACTTTGTGGCGCCGGTGGGCTTCGCGTATGCTCCGACAACACAGGCTGCAAGTGCGGTCGATTTCAACACGTTGTATTCAAGGTCGGCGGTGTCCTGCGTGCGAGTCAATGCAGCAGAAAACCACGGCACGCCGCGGAGCTGGTCAATATCCTCCTCAACGTACAGGTGGCCCATCTGGTCGGCCGGAATTCGCACAGCGTTTCCGCTCTGATTGGCCGATGCGTAAGCCGGCTGAAGGCGGATGTAGTACGCTGTGCGGCGGTTTTCTTCGTCAAGCTCGATGCCGCGAAACAGGCTGGAACCGCCGGGGATTTCTGCAGATGTCACCTCTGTTTCGTCGGCCAGTCTGCAAGAGTCGATCAGTTGCAGTGTGAGCGGAATCGGCAGGTCTCTGCGGATCTGCTCCGCCTGCGTGATTGGCTTCATCCGAAACAGGGCGTCGCCGGAAAGGATAACGGCCTGCAAAGCCACCCGCTGCAATCCAGCCAGCGTCTGCCCGCCCTGTGCCGGCAATCCACGGGAGTCGAAACCGGCGTTCAGCCGCTTCCACAATTCTTTGCAGCGGTCGCGGAATGCCTCGTTGGGCGTTCCGTCTGCGTTCATGGCGAGCGGCTCGGGGTGCATGCCACGGCCAATCACCTTGCTTTGCAGCGTTCGCACGATCTTGCGAGCCGATGGATTGGTGCGGTACAGCCGCCACGATTGCGCCCGCAGGTTGTCCGTGACGGCCGAACTGGCTTCGTTCTCTTTGTAGACTGACAGCGTTACTTTGTTCGTGCGGGTCGTCTTCGCCTGCGGGTAGATGTTGTTCGGCGCGGCAGACATTGCCATGATCTGCTGCAGCGTCGCGCGTGCCTGAAGCCTGCGGGCTGCGGCTGCCGGTGCGATATAGCCGATGAAGCGGTCAAGGATATTCACGCGGTCGGCTGCTCCAGTGAAAGGAGCGAAACCATCGAACCGGAAGCCTCTGCGTCCGCCTCGTCCATCAACTCCGTGCGTGCCTTCATCAGGTCACGCAAAGCCGCCATTTGTTTGGAGCGGCCATGGACCGTGTAGGATTGTGCTGTGAGCGTCTGCAGGATTGCAGCATTCACGGCCGTGAGGAGTTGGGCTGACGTAGTCATGCCAGCCAGCATAGCCGCCGGCTGGTCTCATGACATACCAGCGTTACCAATCACCGCAGGCCGTCGAGGGAAACGGCCTTGTGCTCCAGCGTCACGACGTTGAGAGCCACCCTAACCGACCACGTATGCCCGCACGGTGGGTGATCGGGGGATTTGCTTCGACAGCATTTGTAATAGCGGGTTTGCCCCTGTGTGCTGTATGCCACGCCATGCCCGCCAGCACGGTCCCAGCATATCGGGCAGCGTCGCCACGGCTGAATCTCTTCACTGCGTGCCGGCTGCGGCTGAATGTCCGGTGCTTTGTTCGGCTGCCGATCAAAGCCACGGCCTGCCGTCTGGTCTCGTTTCTCCGCCATGTATCCCGCTCCTCTGTGTTTGGATCGCCATTCGCGGCGGAAAGCCGCCGTTTTCGTCGACGTAGGCAACAGCCAACGCCAGCCCGTATCTGAGCGCGTCGCGAAAGTCGTTCGGCGCCCCTTCGTTTTTCTTCACCCACAACAACTTTGCATTCCCGCGGTTGTCGATGCTGTCTGAGATTGTAGCGTTGCAAAGGTGTTCGAGGAATTCGATATCATTTTCACTGCCCTGGCATAGCCCAAGCCCCTCCGGCTGTGTCGGCATTCGTTCGTCCAGTCGGGCCTGCAGGTCGGTTTCCCAATAGTCTGTGTTGACCAAAAACAGCATCTGCTCTGAGCGGTCGTTGGTTTGCACAGGTGCGAGCTTGTAGGGTTTGCCGCCCAAGTCGTTTGAGGAACCTTTACACGGGACCATGCCGGGGTGTGCGTTGCAAAAGTCATACGTGCGCTTTGTATCCCAGCCGGAGTCTGCGGAGACCACGATGGGGGCCATGGGATTCCCGCCGTCCTCATGATGGTACTGTCGAAGAACGACACGGTCCCAAACGTCCTCCAGTGTGTTCAGTGCCCCGTAGTCCACGACGTGCGAGCGGAAGTCGTCGCCGTGGGCGAGAACCACGTAGAGACGATAGCCGCCCTCTGCCGCCTGCTGGTCGATTGTGACCGTCAGGAAGCGGCCCCAGACCGGGACCACGCCGCGGGGAACAGGCGTCCGCAGGCGTTCGCCGATCCGTTCGGGAGTCGATTTCGATTTCCTCGCCTCCCATGTTTCGCCGGCGTCTTCGTTGATCCACTGGCGGAGCTTCGCCGGGCTTTTGCATTTGCCGAGGAAGTCGGAAACGATCTGCCCCCAGCCGTGGAAAAGAGCATAGAAAACTGACAGTTGCGAACCCCACTCAGATCCCCAGTTGGTCGGTGTCCCGATCAGCCATGACATATCGTCCGGCGGCAAACTGCGGGCATCCATGGCGCGTTCGTGATCCACTTCGCAGCCTGCCGGAACCCAAACGCCCCGCGGCATCATCCATGCCCTGTGAAGGTCGTCGATGCGGCTTTCGCAGTACCGGCAAACGTAGTGGGCTGTCCGGCGGGCAAGGTCGCGGTCGGTGGCGCCGGTCGGCAGTTTGTCGAAGAATATTCCGCCAGGTGTCTGGCCGTTGCCGAATTCCAGCGTCTGGAATTTGCAACAATGCGGGCAAGGGACGTGATAGCGGTGGTTGGTGCTCTGCAGCCTGCCGAATTCCACGTTCGATTTATTGCGGACTGACGGCGTGCTCTCAAAGACGAATTTCCGGTCCGGGTGTTCTGCCCCGCGTTTCCTGAATCGTTCGAGCGGATCCCCTTCGCTGCTTGTTTTTTCCTGAACCCACTTATCAATCTCGTTCCCGTGCCCGATCCGGATGGACTTGTCAGCCAACCTAGACTTCCCGCGCGGCCATGCACCATGGCAGACGGCACGCCGCAGGGCGATGCGGGTCTTCGACTGCCGCTGCCGGATCGGGACCTGGGAGCGAAGCCGCGGGCAGTATTCCAGCATCAGCCAGAAGCGGCCGAATACCGATTTGCAGTTGGTTTCGTCCGGCGTTGCAAACATCGTTTCTTCGGGGCGGGTATCCATCGAACGCATCAGCATTCCCAGCCCGAAGTTCGTTTTGAACATACGGGCAGCCCACTGCATCCACAGGGCGCGAAATTGTGGGTTGTCATATGCCCAGCACGGGCCTTGCGGGGCTGTAACCCACGGAACGGACTGCTCATCGAATGCCCGCCCTGTGTGATCGTAGAAGTGCAAGCGCAGCCAGTCCGCTGAAGACTCATGGACTCGCGGCCGCATCGCGTCGCGGGCGACGATCGCTGACAGCCTCATACCAAGTCCTCCAGGCTGTCGCAAAACTCGCGGCGGGCGATGTCGATTTCGTTTGTGGCCAATCGGAGCGTCTCCGCCTTCGCCGCGTCCGGTGCGAGTCGTGCAAGCTTCTCAGGCAGTGACTGCAGCCGGGACACAAGGCGGGACCAAAGCAGGGCCATGTCGCGTTCGATCTCCACTCGTTCGATGAGTTCGCCCCGCTTCTTCGCGTTCTCAATTCGCCGCTTCTCAGACTGCAGCCGGATCTGTTCGATTTCAGCCTGCCGTTTCTCTTCGCTGGTTGTGCTGGCGTTGCCGGTGGCTTTTGCCAGTCTCCAACTGACGATCTGCTGAAGCGGGTAGCGGCCTTCGTCGCCAGGCATCGGCGGGGATTCTGTTCGCCACTGTTTGACCGTCTGAACAGCCAGCCCGAAAAACTCAGCCACCTCCGCCAGCGTTCGGCATTCCCACCGGGTGCTGTGCTGCCGTCGTTCCTCGGCTTCGAGGAGGTCTTCGATTGCCTGCAGGTCGTCCGGCGAATCAGCGGAGTCGAGCAATTCGAGCAGCCAACGCCGCTCTTCGGTTGCTGGTGGTGCTGCTGACATCTGCGGGGGACTCCGAGTTTTCGACGCGGTGAACGTGGGCGTGGGCGACTACTGCGGGGGGCTTCGGCCTGTCTGCCGCATTCATCGCGTGCATCTGAACCAGTACCTTTGCCGCTCCGATCTTGTCGCGGGGCTTGCCTTCAGCGACCACACGGGCCATCGCCTCCGGCAACTTGTCCATCAGCTCTGGCGGAATGTTCCACCCGTGCCGGATCGCTTGCCCCACCAACCGCATATCCGACCGAGACAGTTGACCGGACAACAATTCACTTTGCTGCTGTTCCTCTGTTTCATGTGCGGGCTGAATCATTTTGCTCCC